TATTTTCGAACCCCCAGGGGAACGGATTCCTTGTGTAGGACGGTAACGAAAATTTTTAGGAATTTTTGCAAAAACCTATTGACTTTTTCGAAATTACGTGGTATAATGTAGAAAAGGGCGAAGCACGGCCCAAAACGTGTAATCGAATGCCGAAGCACAGGCACCGAAGCAAAGGAGATTGACATGGCTAAGTTTACGAGAAAAGCACTGACGGATTTGGAGATCCCGGCCGAGAAGATCGACGCCATCATGAACATGCACGTCGACGTTGTCAACGAGATCAAGGACGAACGCGACAAATACAAGGAGGACGCCGAAAAGCTGACAGAGGTCCAGAAGCAGTTGGACGAGGCGAAGAAGGCAGCTGAGGCGAAGAAACCCGACGAAGGCGAATGGGAGAAGAAATACAACGACACGAAGAAGGAGCTCGACGACTTCAAGGCAGCGTCCAAGGCAAAGGACGAGAAGGCCGCGAAGACGGCGGAGTACAAGCGACTCATTATCGAGGCGGGAATTCCCGAGAAGAGAGCGGCCGCGATCCTGAAGGTCGCTGATATCGATTCGATTAAGATCGACAAGGACGGCAAGGCAGAGGACGCCGACAAGATAATTGAGTCTATCAAGACCGACTATTCTGATTTTGTGGTTACAAAAACCGAAGCGGGAGCCAATACGGCACAGCCACCGGCAGGAACCCCGACGGACGGAACCAAGACCAAGGACGAAATCATGAAGATGACCGACGCTAACGCGAGACAGGCAGAGATTGCCAAGATACTTGCGAGCGGCGGCGAGTTCAAGTAATTTGACAAGGAGACGATATCAATGGCAGCAGCAGCAGGAATCACAATGACCGCGGATATTCAGACCAAGGCACGCGAGCTCGACTATGTGTCCCAGTTCAGACACAACGCCGAGGGCCTCATGAATATCCTCAGCGTTACAAACAAGATCAAGAAGGCACCTGGCACAAAAATGGTGCTCTATACCGCAAACGTCGATTTGAAGGTATCCCCCGGTGAGGGCGAGGAAGTACAGTTCAGCAAGGCTACGCTTACTGAGTCCTATACCGAGGCACTTACGATCGAGAGATACGCCAAGAGCGTTACTATCCAGGCAATCGACGAGAAGGGATACGACAACGCTATAAACAAGACCGACGAGGAATTCAGAAACAAGCTCCTCGGCAAGATTACCGACAAGCTCTATGAGGGACTTGATAAGGGTACTCTTTCGGTATCTGGAGAGACACTCCAGAAGGCACTCGCTAAGGGCCTTGGCGCTGTTCGTAACAAGTTCAAGATGCTCGACAGAACAGCAGGCGACATCATCGCGTTCGTAAACATCAACGACTTCTACGAGTACCTCGGCGACCAGCCCATAACCACGCAGACCATGTTCGGTATGACCTACGTAGAGAAGTACCTCGGATATTCCAAGATCATACTTTGCTCCGACGACGAGGTAGCATCCGGCAAGCTTTACGTGACTGCGGCAAACAACCTCGTACTCAACTATATGGACGTAGCTAATAGCGAGTTCACGAGAGCGGGCTTCAATTACACAGTAGATTCAGAGACCGGTATCATCGGATTCTGTGTTGATGTTGACAACAAGACCGCTACGAGCGAGACATACGCTATTCTCGGAGCGGCTATTTGGCCCGAAATCGCGGACGGTATCGCGAAGGTAACCATTACACCCTCTGTATAAACAGACAACCACGGCATGGACCCCCGTCGCGCCAATAGGAGCGGCGGCGGACATGCCTTGATATTAGGAGCGTGATCTAAATGGCTAAGTACAAGGTAATCAGCCCGTTCCTCGACCTCGAGGACGGAAAGCACATATACCACGAGGGCGACGACTACCCCTACGACGGACAGACACCGTCCAAGCGAAGGATTCAGCAGCTGTCCACCAAGGGTAACAAGCTCGGCAGGCCGTTGATTGTGAAAATGCAGGATTCCAAGAAGGAGCTTGCAGACGAATCCGACGACGTAAAAATGCAGGATCATGACAACGAACCTGCAAACGAACCCGAAGCGGAAGCCGCTCCGGAGGATGAACCTGAAGAGGAATAAAAGGAGCGGATGAGCATGATCGAATCGATATGCGCGGAAATCCGCAACTACTTCACGAAGCGCGATGATAAGCACTTCGGGACGTTCACGATATCTAACGGAGAGTTGCTTCTTCCGTATCCAGTAAAGACAGGATACGTCAGGATTTGGGACAGCAGACTGAACGACGGCACATACAAGGTAGAATCGGAGACGCAAGTCGACGGTACTTACCACGTAAAGGTGGAAGGACTGAAGGACGAGACGTTCGACGGTGCAGTCTGGATCATGTCTCCCCCTAAGGATTTCCTGGCCGTCGTATCGGACATAGAGGCGTGGGAGAAGAAATACGGGAACGTAGATGGCCCCTCATATTCGCCATTCACCAGCGAGAGCTTCGCAGGTACGTACAGCTATTCGAAGTCCGAGGGAAGCGGAGACGGAAAAGCGTCAGGCGGATGGCAGAAGGCATTCGCTGAGCGGCTTGACGTTTACAGGAGGTTGCGGACATGAGCCTTTTATCAGAAGCTATGGAGCCCTTCGTAATCATGGACAAACGCACCGAGAACGACGGATATGGGTCCGTCGTAACGAAATACGAAGAGGGCGCGACCATAGAGGCGGCAGCCGCTCGAAACGACTCTATAGAGGCGAGGGTGGCGCTGAAGAACCAGGTAAAGGACATATATACCGTAGTGACTCACAAGTCTGTGGTATTGTGGTATCACGACGTGATAAAGCGCGTGAGCGACGGCAAGGTATTCCGCATTACGTCGGACGGGGATGACAGCACGACCCCTAAGAGCTCGGCGATAGACGCCCGCAGGGTGTCGGCGGAGGAATGGGAGATTGTCGATGAATAAATTCAAAGACAAAGTTTCAATTCTCGGAACCGAGTACAGGATTGTGGTCACAAACGAGGAAGAGACGCCTGCGATGGCGGATGCATCCGGATTGACTGACGACACTGTTCACACGATATTCCTCGACGACTGCAGCACGTACCGAGATGATTGTGGAAAGAAAGACCTCGACCAGTACATGAGACGTGTATTAAGGCACGAGATAGTCCACGCATTTCTATATGAGAGCGGCTTGGCCATAAGCTCGATGGAGGCCACTGAATGGGCCATTAACGAGGAAATGGTCGACTGGTTCGCAAGACAGTCGCCTAAGATTTTCAGGGCGTTCAAGGAGGCGGGTTGCGATGAATAACCTCCAGGCATACCACACATTTTGGAGCGGATTCGGGCTACCGGCCTACGACGAGAACAGCGTACCTGACAATGCCAAGATGCCGTACATCACCTACGAGGCGGTAGACGGATTTTTCGGAGACCGGAGACAAGCTTCGGTGTCATTGTGGTACAGGTCCCAGTCATGGGCGGCCATAACCGAGAAGGAAAAGGAAATCGCCGACGCCATAGGGCGAGGCGGAAGATACATAGACTGCGACGGCGGAGCGGTATTCATAGACCGTGGGCAGCCATGGGCGCAGCGGATGGGCGACGCGGCCGACGACTCGATACGGCGCGTAGTGCTTACGGTTGAAGTCGAGTCAATTCTATAAAGGAGAAATGCCAAATGAAGTACACTCAGCTTTTTCCCCAGACGTTCGACACGATGCAGATGAACGCTGGCATACTCGTCAAGGGATTCGATCCCAAGACCGGTACGATCACTGACATAATTGGCGCTACGTCCGGCGGAATCACAATAGCCGACGCTATCGCTACGACAGACTTGGGCGATGACATCGACAACTGCCCCAAGAACATGAAAGAGCTCATGCAGCTCGACAGCCATACCGTAACCGCGTCCGGTACGTTCGTTACAGTGACACATGATCTCGCGAGAAGACTCGCTACGGCTGCCGACATAGACCCCGAGGATTCTACGCATATAGTTCCTAGAAACTATATCAGCGACGATGACTTCCAGGATATATGGTTCATCGGAGACTACAGCCGCAAGAACACGGGAGAGAACGCAGGATACCTCGCTATCCACTTGATGAACACCATCAACACGAGCGGCTTCAACGCTCAGACGACTGACAAGGGCAAGGGCAAGTTCGCGTTCACCATGACGGCTTGCTACAGCATGGATGACCCCGAAAAGGTTCCTTACGAGATCTATCTCAAGGGCGGCGACGCTACTCCCGGAGCGGTAACGATATCGCTCGACAAGTCAACGATGAGCCTCCCTGCTAGGGGGACAAATACGCTTACCGCTACTACTAACGCCGACGCGTCGAGCATTACATGGTCTACCGACGCCGAGGGCATCGCTACTGTATCAGGTACCGGCGAGACTGCTACAGTTACAGGCGTATCGGCAGGCGAAGCAAACATAACCGCACAGGTTAATGCGGGAGGCAAAACATACAAGGCAATTTGCAAGGTAACTGTGGAAGGAGCATAATATGATGACTATGCTGAACAAAACAAACACTATTGAGGCAACGGAGAACGTAAACGCGCAGGACACAACTAAGACCAAGATTAAGACGTTTTCCGACTACGAGGGCGAGGAAGCGCTCGACTTGTGGATCGACTTGCTCGATCCTATTACTAACATCATGGGCGACAAGGAAATCCTTGAAATGCGTAAGAAACCCGGCACGAAGGTGGGCCACGTTGTAAAGGCTCTGCTCAAGGCGCACAAGAAGGACGTCACGGACATTCTCATAAGAATCGATCCTACGCCGCTCAACGGACTTAACATTGTCACGAGGCTTATAGGATTGATTGGGGACTTGTCAAATTCTGACGCCGCGAAGAGTTTTTTCAGTGCTGCGGAGGCTCCGACCCAGGAGACGCCCGACGGATCGTCTGGCTCTGCTACGGAGAATATAGAGGACGCCGAGACCTAAGATATTTCATGCGGTACGTCGTGGCGCGGTTCGAACAAGAATACCGCGACCTGGCGTACCGCATTTACGTAACGGACGGCCTCCGCGGCATAACCGGAATGGATACCCGATTCTGCGACCTTGTATTCGGTAAGAAAGAGGACGAGAAGAGCGGGGACGAGATAGCCGCCGAGGTGATAGCGAGCCTCGGCCTGAACATAGGATAAAGGATGATTTAGGTGAACGTATTCGATTTGTCTTCCACCCTCTCGCTCAACGCGAAGGACTTTTATAGCGGGCTCGAGTCAGCGGCAGGCAAGGCCAAGTCGTTCGCCTCGACGATAGGCAACGGCCTGGTAAAGGCCGCGAAGGCGGGCGGAGTTGCAATATCTGCTATGTCTGCCGCGGCGGCCGGTTTCGGCACCAGCGCGGTGAAGACAGGTATGTCGTTCGACAAGTCTATGTCACAGGTAGCTGCAACCATGGGCAAGACAGTGGAAGAGGTACAGGACCTGCGAGACTTCGCAAAGCAGATGGGCGCCGAGACAGTATTCTCCGCGACACAGTCCGCTGACGCCCTGAACTACATGGCGTTGGCAGGATACGACGCTAGCGAGTCAATGGAAATGCTGCCTAATGTGCTCAACCTCGCTGCGTCCGGCGCTATGGACCTCGCGAGGGCTTCAGACATGGTAACCGACGCGCAATCAGCGCTCGGACTCAGTGCAGAAGAGACCAAGGTAATGGTTGACCAGATGGCAAAAACTGCCAGCACGACTAACACCTCCGTCGCGCAACTCGGCGAGGCGATGCTGACGATAGGTGCGACGGCCAAGAACATGAAGGGCGGTACCGCGGAACTGTCGCAGGTACTTGGCTTGCTCGCAGACAATGGTATTAAGGGCGCGGAGGGCGGTACCAAGCTCCGCAACATGATTACGAAGCTGATTTCGCCGACCAAGGACGGAACGGCCGTTCTTGACTCTTTCGGCGTTAGTTTGTACGACGCGCAGGGCAACATGCGCGCGATGCAGGATGTGTTCGCCGATCTCAACGCCGCAATGAAGGGATTCACGCAGGAACAAAAGGACAAGGCCATGTCCGACCTGTTCAACACCCGCGACCTCGCGGCCGTCAATGCTCTGCTCAACACTAGCACCGAGCGGTGGAACGAGGTAGCGACCGCGATAGGCAACGCCGAGGGAGCCGCTCAGGAGATGGCGGATACCCAGCTCGACAACCTGGCCGGCGACGTGACGATCCTCAAGTCAGCATACGAGGGCTTGCAAATAGCGGTTTCCGACGCGTTGACTAATGGAATTCGTCCGTTCGTGAAGGAAGGCACGGACATGATCTCGCAGCTTACCGAGGCCGCAAACAAGGGTGGATTCGAGGGCCTGATCGACAAGGCGTCCGAGTTGATCCCGGAAATCCTGAATACCATAAACAACAAGATGCCGGACCTCCTCAAGATGGGCGACAAAATCATAAGTGGGATAGTCGACGGTATCGAGAAGAACCTCAAGGACGCGAAGGACGTCGCCACTAAGATCATCAAGACGTTGACGGATTCGCTGTCCCGGAATTTGAGCAAGCTGACCAAGATAGGCCTCGATATCGTGGGCGCGATCGCGAAGGCGATAGGCGACAACTCGAAGAGCATAGCGACGGGTGCCAGCAAGCTCATTACGACGTTTGCCGACGGCATAAGGAAGAACCTCCCGGCGGTCATAAAGGCCGCCCAGGCACTAATCAAGGACCTGGTCTCCGAGTTTTCCAGTCATACTGACGAATGGCTGAACGCGGGTCAGGAAATAATCGACACGCTTTTAAGCGCAATAGTCGAAACGGCCGAAACGCAGTCCGATCCGATAATTGGCGTAATCACGAAAATAGCGAGCTTTTTGCTCGAAAATTTGGACCCCATACTCGACGCGGGCTTGCGTATAGTCGAAGCGTTGGCGAACGGAATCGCGGAACACATAGACGATCTGATTCCCACGATCGTCAAGGTGGCGACCGATATCGCAGACACGTTGATCGATCACGTTGACGACATGATCGATGCCGCCATTGCCATAATCCAGGCCCTGACGGATGGTATAATGGATTCGCTTCCTATCTTGATGGAGCGGCTGCCGGGAATAATCGAGCGGCTTGTGAACACGCTTATCGAGAACGCCCCGAAGCTGCTCGAGGCCGGCCTCGAGGTTGTCACGACGTTGGCGAACGGCATACTCGAGAGCCTGCCCCTGTTGCTCGACAAGCTCCCGCAGATGATCGAAAACATAGTCTCGACGTTGATAGAGAATTTGCCGCTCCTGCTCGAGGTCGCGATATCGTTCGTCACGACGCTGGGCGACGCCATCCTGAACAACCTGCCCATATTGCTCGAAAAGCTACCTACGATGATCGCGGATATCGTAACCAGGCTCGTGGAGCTGGCCCCGGACCTCATAGTCGCCGCGATCGAGATGGTGGGGCAGCTCGCCAAGGGGATTTTCGACAACCTCGACAAGATATTTGAAAAAGGCCCAGAGATCATAGGGTCTCTCATTAACGGTATAATGTCCGCGTTCGGATCGCTTTTCGACATAGGCGGAAACGGAGACGAAAGCATAGTCGGAAAGATCCTGAGCGGCATAGGCCACGTATTCCAGAGCATCATAAACGTCGGCGGAAAGATCGTCGGATGGGTGATCGATGGTATAAAGTCCCTGTTCACGAGCCTATTCAACATAGGCGGCGGCAGCGGAGAGGACAACATCGTCGGCAAGATACTCGCGGGCATCGGCCATGTATTTCAGAGCATCATAGACGTCGGCGGAAAGATCGTCGGATGGATAATCGACGGCATAAAGTCCCTGTTCACTAGCTTGTTCAACATTGGCGGCACGGGAGACGACAGCATAGTCGGAAAGCTGCTGGGCGGAATAGGCGGGGCACTGTCCGGGTTCTTCAATGTGGGCGTCAATATCGTCCAGGGTATCATAAACGGAATATTCAGCATGGCTACGCCGTTGTTAAACGCATTGAACGACATATTGCCGAAACCTAAGGACTTGTTCGACCTGGGTGCCAGCATAGGCGGCGGGGGCGAAAAGCCGGAATGGCTTAGCAAGCCTATAAATTTTGGCGGAAGCACTAGCAGCAGCGGTTCGGGCAATTCTTACCTCGACGTCATAAACAAAATGAACGAGGGCAGGAACGCTTCCTATCCTAGCGGCGGCGGTTCCGGAAATTCCTACCTCGACGTCATAAACAAAATGAACGAGGGAAGGAACGCATCCTACAAGTCCGCGACGGGCGGAACGAGCATAACCAACAATATAACGATAAACAGCCCGAAGGCGCTCGATCCGGCGGAGATAGCTCGCCAGACGACTAACGCAATGAGGGGCACGGCACTCTCCCAAAGGGGGTTGTAACGAGTGAGAATCATAACATGCGCTAATTCAAACGGAAGCTCTATCACGTTCGGGGAACGGGAATTCACCCCGTTCCTGCTCGCGCACGTCGACGGGATATACGACTCGGCGAACGAGGTATCGATACTCGAGAACGCCGTGATAGACGGCGGAGACTACCAAGGTAGCCGCTCCACGTTCCGGAACGTAGTCATGACGGTATGCGCGCGTCCTGGTACCAGGTACGCGCAGCCGCTCCGTGACGTATTGCGTTCCGTGTTCGGAAAGGGAGCAAAGGGAACCCTGACGTACGACGAGGACGGGTCGCGTCGTGTCACGGAGTACTATACTGAGAGCATCATGAAGGGGGACAACCAGCTATACATGATATCGCTGATATGTCCCGACCCGTGGCTATACGACCCTGAGTACACCACGATACAGCTCTCGAGGCACCAGTCACTCTTTACGTTTCCGCACGTATTCAAGTCTGCGGGCGAGGAGCTGAGCCGCGAGCATACCGACGACGTCATCGCGCACATCGAAGGCACGTCAGACGAGCCGCTCGGCATGATATTCAGAATAAACGCCAAAGGTCCGGTAAGGAATCCGTCAATAACCGACGTATACAGGCAGGAAAAAATCCAGCTGGGATGGTCTAACGCGGAGGCAGATCCACCGATATCACTCAATCTCGATCTGAGGTCGGGAGACGTTGTGGAGGTCGTGACAGAGAAAGGAAAACGCGGAATCACGTTGACGCGCGACGGCCAGACAACATCGATCAACCAGTACCTGACGGACGACTCAACGTTCCTGACTCTGCACAGAGGCGAGAACGTGTTCGGATACGGGGCGGAGTCGGGAGCAGAAAACGTCGCGCTCGACATCTGCTACAGAAATAGATACGAGGGGGCATAATCATGACGCTCGACTTGTCGGTCTACGACCGTGAATTCAACCTGATAGGCTACATCGAGTCATACTCGAGCCTATTGTGGACCAGGAACTACTACAGCCCGGGCAGCTTCAAAATAGAATGTCCGCTGATAGAACAGAACGTCCGTCAGCTGCAGCTGGGCAACATCATACGCAAGAAGGACATACGGAACGACGGCACCACTGTAGACGCCAAGGAGGCAGGAGTCATAGAGTACGTGTACAGATCGGATTCCAATGACGCCAAGTACATGGTAGCGGAAGGCCGCTTCCTGTCGTCGTATCTCGACCGCCGTATCATCAAGTACACGACTACGCACCAGGGAACGTCCGAAGAGGTAATGAGGGCGTTCAT